CAAATCTTCGATAACTGATGCATTATTGGTGACACATACATCACAATTCAAATTATATGTGTAACTGGACAGTTTATTCTTGAACTTTGTCTTTTCATCAATTTTAGTATTGACGACACGAAGCGCACTATTACCCTTTACCAAAATATCATTTAACTTATTCCAGTTCGCAACTGATTCCTTAAGAACAACCATATCGTATTGTTCAAAGTCACTTAACGCATCAGTTAAATTCATTTCACTATCAGTCAATGCATATTCTGCAATTGCTACATCTTCTTGTGCCTTCTTACGATTAGTTGTTGCTTTAGTTAACGCCTTATTTAAATCAACAAGATTACCAGACGTTGGTGGAACGGGACGTTTTAATTCTTGTGTAGAAATTAATACATCATCAAGTAATTCACGACTTTCTTTGAGTTCCATATGTTCTACTTCAACTTGCGACACTTCTTGTTGTGCCGTAGTCAGTTGATTATGGGTAGATGCAATATTATCCGTGACTTCCGACTTTTTAAATCGTTTGAGAACTCCTGTAATTTCCTTTGCCTCATCATGTGCTGCATCAAATAATTTATCGAAGATATTCAATCCCATAAACTGAATAAGCAGATCTTTTCGTTCCGAATGTGACTTGTCAATAAACAATGCGTTGCTGGTTTGCCCACTCAATGCTGTCATTACAAAGTCTTCATATGACCCCACATAATTACGAATATTAGCATTTGTATCTCGACGGTCTTCGCCATTTAAGGAAACATTACCAGTAGGAGTTACCTTCCAGAATTGTGCATCAACCTTGACATCTCCGTTTTTCTTACGAGTACCATTTCGCTTGATACCATACACTTCGTTATTGATTTCAAAGGTCAATTCACATTCAAAGGTATCCTTTCTGTTATTAATGATATGGTCACCCTTAAATGCCCGTGGAGTCTTGTCATATAAACAGAACATCAACGAATCCATAATAGAACTTTTGCCACTTGCGTTTGCAGCAAAGATTCCATACAATCCTTTCATGTCGGCAAAATTAATTTCGTTATCTTCTCCATATGAGAACATATTCGAAAACTTAAACTTTAATGGTCGCCAATGAATATTTCTTGACTGATCATCGTGGTGAATTTTACTATTGAGATCTTTATTGATACGGTGAACTGCGTTTAATACATCCACATCCAACGAAGTATTATTTCTAGTTAACCAATCTGTAATAAGCGTATTTTGTAAGGAAATGTCCGTGAGGTCCATTGCGTCATGAGCAACCGTAGTAGACCGATTAATAGTCTTGTTAAACCGACTCTTATTCACACTAAGTTCAATGATATTATGATTGTTACGAAGAGTCGTAATAATCTTTTTTACTTGTGTGTTATCAAGGTCACCCGTAAACAATCGCATACGCACATTTTTGGGCATGCGTGACGGATATGTAATATTTCCGTTGGATGCCTCTAAAGTTACATATCCATAATCATTATTAAGTGAAACAAACTCAAATGACCTATCGGGAACATTCCATAAACACCATCCATGATTCTCAAGACTTTCGCCATGATTCTGTTGGATAAGGCTACTAGCATACACAATGATGGGATTACTTTCTTGAAGAATTTGATGTTTGTGAATATCTCCTAAAAGTACAGCGTCGAATCCATTAAATGTATCCACATGCACATGTCGATTCGTAATCGTAAATCCCGCATCAGTCGTTGAACCGTGTACAGGCCCGTGGTACAGTGCAATTTTATTTGGTGCATCACATTCTTGCGCACGGGGCCATTCTGTTGCCTCGTCAAAAATAGACATGATTGCAAAATTAGTATCAGCAATGGTGACGATTGCCGAATACTTAATATAATGTAAATCTGGGTGTTGTAGACTGTTGACGATTGGGGTGAGACTATCTAATCTATTGGTATTTGCTAGATTGCAATCGTGGTTGCCAGCAATTAAAATCGTGGGGGCAATGTTGGCAATGTTAGATAAGAATCGTGAAGTAACTTCCACCATTTCTGGAGACATATCGGTCTTTGCATGAACGATATCTCCGGCCAATACAATGATGAAATCTTTGAGATTCTTACTACGAATGTCTGCGTACAGTGTTTCAAATGCCGCTTCATATTCTTCATGCCTACGAAACAAACGAATGTGCGTATCCGCAATGTGAACTATTGATTTTAGTGTATCAAACTGTACTGGTATAATCATACTACACTCTCCATAATTAACCATCCCGCAAACAATCCCATTGTGGTATTGGGGTCTAACCAAACCGCATCGTAACTTTTACAAAAATCTTTCCATGCTATGCCTGCCGTTATTGGCGATATCATATCATTAGCGTCTATTAGGTCTAACAATTCTTGAATATCGGCAATATCTACAAACGATGCTATTGCGGCAAGTTCTATTTCTTCGATACGTGTCATATATTTAATAACCGTTGTTCAATGTATTCTTTAAAATTTGTACTACGAGATTTACTAATTTCTTCCCATGCAGTTTCGAACCCCATGTCAGATGCATCTTTACCCTTCGTTAAAACGACACTGACATGTATCTCATACTGTTTAAGATATTGTTCCAATTTCATAGCGTCAGATTGCGCATCTTCATCCAAAAAAATAATTACATTTTTTACTTTGTTTTGTAACAATGCTTTTTCCAAATTCTTCGGGATCGTTTTGCCAAGTAACGGTATAGCATTTCTCCTAAGAGATATAGCATCAAACATGCCCTCGCATAAAATTATTTGATCCTTCCAATTTACCATATTTTCAAAACACACAATATTCTTTGTGACGGGAGGATTCTTATATTTCATCCCACCATCGTAAAAAGATCGTGCAGTAAAATAATTTAATTGATTGGTGTGATCGTAAGATGGAACAATGATACGGCCTGCATAGGGACCAGTTTCACAGTATCCCATACGATATCGCAATATATCATCCGACCGAATTCCTCTATGCTTCAAATACGAAATTGCATTTAAATATGCATAACTTTTCTGTGTTTTCCATAGTGGTTGATATTCGTGTGGAAGATATAACTTAATATCTGCCGTCGTAGATTTGTAGATTTTGATATCTTCATCACCCAATACTTCTTTAAACTGATTAATAAGTTCTTTTGAAATATTCAGTTTTTTTAATAACCAGATGATATGACCACCTTTACTACCGCATGTCCAGCACTTCCACTTATTATTTGATATATTTACCGAGAGTTTCTTCTTTGCATGATGGCAAAATGCACAGTTGAATAACAGTTCATTGTTCTGTTGTACGTATGGACCTAGTACTTCTTGTAATAATGTAATTATTTTTATGTTCATCAAATACCAACCTTATGAATTTGCATTTCAATTGCTTTATAATTTCTTGTTGTCTTAAAGCATCATGTTCTATTTGATACTTATGATGTGATTCGTCAACTTCTATAACTACGTTTTGTACTATATCGTATCCATCAACATAATAACGTGTATTTGGTACTAAAAATTCTCCACCATTTAGTGCGTGTTGAAACTTATATCCATTCAAATCACCGTAATCATCAATTATTTTACAAGCAGTTTCATTAAAATTTGGATATACGTATTTTTGTGAAAGAGGAGCACAATTTTTACATAAGCTGTTCATAAACCTACGTGCATGTTCTGGTACTTTATAATATATTTTATTTTTACAGTTTGGACAACTTCTATAAAATTTTCGAATTCCGTCAATAATTTCACAGTTACTTAATTCACTGAGGTTGTGCCGGTTGGTCGAGGCACAGGATTTACACATTTTATTATATTTTACTGCATCCCAGTACTTTCTATAATTTATATTGACCAGTTCTTTCTTACAACCGGGACATTCTCGCACATATAAAAGTTTACCGTCTATTGATTTGGTTTTTATATTATATTTTGATTTTCTATATGTCTTTGCAGAACAACTTTTGCACAGAGAATTTGATTTTTTAGCTTTGTACCAACCAGTTCGGTATTTATACTCAATTAATTTATGACAATTTGGACAGTTTCGTGTATGCATATTATATCTCCTATGTCTATAAATATAGGAAAGGGCATTCAAAAACGTACTATTAACCAAAAAGGACAGTGAAATAGATATTCATCTGTCTGCTGGGTATAATTCCCTATAATTTGTTGGAGTAGTGTGAGTATAGTCATACTTGTAAGTTATGTAGATACCCACCAGTTGTCAAGGGTTATACCACACCTCGGGCTAATCTAATACTGATATCTTTTTTCAGTTCCTCTGGAATCGTCTCTAGCCAATCCAGCAATAATTGAAAGTTATTTTCGTGCAATGATCCTTTCATCCCATTGCTGGTTTTGCATATTAACTGAATATTATCTATATTACTCGACCCACCCTTTGATATGGGAATAATATGATCGAATACAAAGGTGTTAATATTTAATATCTTATCACAGTATTTACATTGTTGCCCATAAAAATTATATACTAATTCTCTGAGTTCTTCGACGGTGATATTACATTCAACATTGTGTTTTTTTGATCGCGCTACCATTGCAACTTTAGTAGAATCTATTCGTTTTAAAATCTTATTCACTACTTTGTTTAAATTGCGTTTATGACACGATTTTATTTTTTCCAGAAATTTTTCCTGCCACTCCGTTCGGATAGCGGTTTTTTGTACGGCTTGCGCAGATGGCGTTCGTGGTTTAGGTAAACGCAATTGAGCCACATCATCAGTTGTTCCATTAAATATAGCATGGACATCTGTTGAGTGGCTCAATTTGTTAATGCGTTTTTTCATAACCATTTATAATAAAATTAACCGTTTATACCTGCAGGACCAGGACCGTATCCACTACTGTTGGGATTTGCTCGTGCCTTTGCAAATTCTGATAATCCACCTGCTGCAAAGAATGATTTGTCTGCTAATTGTGAGAATTTGTGTAGTATTGTTCCTGGTGCGTTTCTTACATCACCAATTGTGGTGAACCGAGCATTTGTAAGATACGCGTCACCCTTTTGTACTCCTACTGGCAGCCAACGGCTCAGTGGATATGACTTATCGTTAGTCAACGCAGGTGTATTTGATGCACCCGCCTCGTTGGGAGTAAATTCTGTTTGTACAGTATCTACGGAAGGAGTTCGTGTTCTTGGAACGCCGTCTAAGAAATTTACTCCAGGTGAAGCTGCTGTGCCTATAGTTTTGACCTGTACTATAGTCGGTGAGGTGGCGGCTTCGTATCGCGTTAATAAGTCCATATAAATCTCCAAGTATTAGGTATCAAACCTAACTATAAATATCTGGTTAACATCAAAAGTTCTCTGAATTGGTTCACTTGTTTTTGCAACTGCCAACAATTCATATTTATCGTTATATAACCCAATTGTGGTAACATATGGTTTGATTACCCCCGCACTCATCAAATTATACAAGTTCCATGTAGAACTTCCACTGGCAGGTTTGATGTTCATTTCATTAAACGATTGTGTAACACTACCCGTCGTCGCAGTATATGCAGATAATATTGACGGATTAAACGGGGAAAAATTAAAATCCATAGGACGTAACTTTACATTTACTTGATGTCGATTGAGTAGTACATCACTACTATAATCCACATATACATTCGTGCCACTCACTATTTGTAATCCGATTGATGATATAGAGGTATTCGCCGATCCAGTATCATGCTTAATAACTGCAATACCTGTATTATAAAATATATTGCCCAAGTACACATTTACCGATGCACTAGTATAATATAAATTACCCCGTGAATCATCTCGTATTACTGTATTTGCAATTTCCGTACTTACTTCAAACGATCCCGGTTTTACACGTTCGCCGTAGAAATTTTGCCCAATGCTAAGTACATACGAATCGTTTGGTAATCCTGACAAACTAGAAGTAACTAATACTGAACCGCTATAGAAGTTTCCTCTGTCGTAAAATAAATGTTTTATAGACGAGTATAAAATATATTCGTATACACCTGAATCTTCATTTCTTTTAGGAAAATCACTTTCATAAAAATCCACGGGATTATTGGTGGCGCGACCAATGGTGATCGCGCCATCCAAATCATCCGGAGAAGTAATATTTATTCCACTAGACCCCGACAGTAATTCCCAGGACATGGGCGCGGATGCGTATATGTCTTCTACTGTATAATCTTTTGCGTCTAATGTACTGAATACTTTCATTAAAAGTCGAGTCTAACTCTTAACAAAATTTCTTCATCGAAGCTTTTGCGAACTGGCTTACTAAGTTTTGCCACTGCTAATAATTCGTTACTAGAATTATATAATCCTACGGTGGTGATATATACCTTTGGATCATTTTTAAAATCCGACTGCACCAATACTCCCGTGTTAGGATTAGAAAACGTCGGGTTATTAGAATAATTATATTCTTTATTCCGTAATCTCACGAAGTAATGTGTAGATGCAATAGTTTCTGCTGAACGTGCTCTAAATCCTTTATTTGTAGTAGTTGCTTGTGTAGCAGATCTGATCGACGTAAATAATCCAGCATGATTATATGCGGAACCATTAGTACCCCAATTAGTTTCGGTGAGCGCATGTATAATTGGAGCAAACGGGCCAATTATAGCGGGATCGTTATAATCTAGAACAGAAGTATATATTGGTACTGTAACCGACCCGGTCATAGCACTTCCAGTTGCCGTTTTTGAGCCAGTTGTAAAAAATCCAACCGCCGGACCAATTGCATTAGGATTTAGTACGATGATACCTAGATCGGGATATACTAATCCATAACCAGGACCGCCAGTTCCCCATGTAGTAGCATTGGTTGATGACGAAATTGATCCAGACGTAGTTGACAATGCACCGGAAATTATATTAAATACTCTACCAGCTTTACTATTAGCTGTTAAGGCACCCAGTGTTTGTCCACTATCATCAATAAAAGTAAGAACTCCCCTTGCGCCGGACAGCGGAAGTTCCCAATTGCCTGGATCGAGTTGTTCCCGTATACGGGCCCGTTGAAAATTTATAATATAGATGTGATCAGAATCCACTCCCTGAAAAGAGAATTTCGTATCTTCTGGGTTTAATAACAAATTTCTATATTGACTGTATATTGCTTTTGTCGGTAATTTTGATTGTTCATTTACATCAAGCGTGGGAGCTCCTCCACCGTATATGTGACCATAACTAATGGCAAATTGTACCTCGGCAAGTTCGCCGCCGGTGCCTGTAGGGTCAATATTATATGCGTCAAAATAATATTCACCACTAGTTTTAAATTGTTGGCCCACCGCATCATTAATATAAAGTAAACTTTCAAATGACCCAGTATCACCTGAGAATAATCCCGTAGTTATAGTCGTGGGATTTGCTGATACTATGTCGTCGGTCTGAAGAGTTGTATAAATTGTCATATATGTATCCTAGTGTTGGTTATACTATCGTAGCCGGGAGTATAACTACCGGAATTATTTTTGTTGCACCCGTTTCATTACCAATGATAACTAATTGAGTTTCTGTTCTTGTATTTACGTTTTTTGGCGTAATAGTAAATTGTGTTCCTGTTAGCACAATAGCATTTTGTGAATTTACTGATGAAGTTTCCCCTACAAACAAAGGTACTGTTGCACTTCCAGCCACACCATTACTTGTCAATAAAGCAGCTTCTCTGTCGTAAAGAACTGCGGTGTAGCCAAGTGTTTGATCTAAATTTGTACCACCGGTTGTGATTACTGTTACCTGTTGTCCTAACGTATTTGTGGAATATCGGAGTTCTATGGAAATTGGAGCCACTTGTAATAGTGGAATTGTATTTTGTCCTCTCCCAAACGTGACCAGTTTATATCGTAAATTTTGTGTCTCGTCCACCGACGCCTCTACGATGGGCATATTTTCAATTGCCGATCCGTAATATTCTGTGCCGAGAGGATGTGCTGGATCAAATAATGAATAATCAATCTCGTCGTCTGCTACCGCAAATTGTGTAATATTAAATGCCGAACGACCTTTTGACAATAATTCTCGTCCTTTTTTTGTCAAAATTGCATCAACCGTGACACTTGCTTTATTTAAATATCCCATAAATAATAACTCCAAATAATAAGAGGTCTGATATACATATATAGTATTGTTTATTTTATTACGTTACATTTAATTGGCCGCCGCCACCCGTAATAATTTCTCCCACACCTTGTGATGGTGCCAATATCAAGCTGGTGCCTTCACTCAAGAATACTTGTACCGGCGGTAATCCGTCAATAGTGGTATCAATCGTATTTAAACACCCCACATAATTTCTTCGTTTGGTTGCGGTAGAGTTGTCTCTAAAAAATCTATAATGTTTTCGCAAATAACCGAATGGAATTCGTGGTTCAATTTCTAATGCAAAGTAATATAATAGTAGGTCAATTGCCTTAGAATTTACATCGTTGTTATTTATAGTATAAAAAATTTCTCCAGAAGGAGGAATACTATCTGCCACTAAATTTACAATTGGTCCTATATTTTGTATATTGGTTGTAGAAATAGTTATATCCAATAACATGCCGTGTGAATTTAGTGGCATGGTTTCAACAGATCGAGTAATATCATTATCACGATCAGTTTTAGTTCTGTATAATCGAATCCGCAATCCAGTAACGCCAGTTTGTATTGCAAATAACATTGCAATATTTTGTACTCGTATGTCTCCTGTAATATACGCGTTACCGTCCACTGACGGTAGAGAAAACAAATCAACATATCTATCCGGCGTGTCTATAATTTTATTTATTGATATAGTAGTAGTTTTAAAATTATTTAATGCTGGGTTTGGTATAGTGTATGTGTCGTATACAATTCTACGTGGGGTTAAAGTTCGTGTAGGCAAAAATTGTAACAATTCCCAGTTTTCTCTATCCAATGAGGGTGGTGTATTTGAAGGAACGCCACCGATATAAAATGAAGAGCCATCCGTTGGTGGTCTGTATGCGTCTCTCGTTGTAAAAACGTAATATTTTCCATTTCCACCTTGTGCTGCAAGTATTGATCCACTAATACTTGTATTAGTATTGTCAACCGATTGATATACTACGTCATATATGTTATATCTAGCGCCAGGTGTCCATGTGATATTTCCTTCAAACAACTGAGTTTCCATGTTCCATACCGCATTTAATAGCCGCGTGTATACCGGTGTTTTTACGCTGGTGGGGAAATAATAAATTCCATAATCATTATTAAAATATGTATATACTCCAACATCTCTAAAATCGGTTGATGGCTGTATATCGTATAGCGCCGGTATGTACGTACTAGTATTTCCTCCCAATCTAGTCGTTTCAATTTCATCCGCAAATAATTTTCTACTATACAATCTATTGTATGGTTCTGCTCCTATACTACCATAATTAGTATCATTGTATTGAATTTTATTTAAGTTCGACAGTTGTAAATTAATATTAGCTGGTCTTTCTGGTCTAGAAGAACTAACATCTTGGTAATTCCATGCTTCATGTTTCTTAGTATACGTGCTGCTTACTGCATCTACAATATATACCGTTTCTATTGCATTTGATTGTAAGTTTGAATAACTACCAGTCATCAATGCGGGCTGCATATCTAATAACGCACTATACTTAGCAGTGTTTGCTATGATTGGATTTGGTAATGATATTTGCTCTTGGACTCGATACGTTGGATAATTTCCTTCGACGGTTGTAACGGCAGATTCTATTACATCGGATACATTAAATGTAGCTCCGTAATCTGGGCGACTACCTGATAACGATCCCACTGCCGATAAGGTTTTTTTCGTATCTTTTCCATAAAAACGAATATTTTTTACGGGCGGTATTTTTACTTGTTCTAGAATATTGGGTTCTATAAGTATTCCCTGCAATACTGCTGCCTTTGAAGGAATAAAATAGTCAAGTACTTGATTCAATACCGACCCTACATCCGATGCAATTCGTATGAACTTATTCGTATTCACCGTTGCATAATGATATTGTTGATAATGTCGTTTTAAAGTTTCTAACGATTTATCAAATGTAGTATATAACGTGGTTGGTGACCCCAATACCGCGTTAATATTTTCCAATCCTAAATTACGTATAATATTTTGGTTAATAATTTCAGTTGGTGACATAACCAATACGACTTTATTACGTCCTGCACGCAGTCGCTTTGCTTGTGGTTGAACAATACTCTGTGTTCTATATAATCTTGATCCTTTACTGTTGTCTATGAATGTAGGCGGTGCTGCCACCTTTACTTTATTTGATACATATCCACTAGATCCCACCAATGACATTTCTTGACGAACTATTCTATTGTATCGTACAAAATCAGATCCACTAATATTAAAAGTTACCAATCTTTGTAATGATGGAGACACTGCTATATTTTTATACGGACTTTCATTTAGTATTGACGAAGTTGTTAATGATGCACTATTAATGTTATTAAATGATAATTGTACTAACAAATTATCAGCGGCAGACGAATATGTGTCACCTGCGTTTGAACCAGGATCAAATGCAGTATTTAGAATTATTTCATCCGATAACGTGTCATTCCATAATCTTATTTCATCAATTGTTCCATCAAATCTTGAAAGTACCCTACTTCCAGATCCGCCCATATATAAAAATTTTGTATTACTCCATAGAGTTGAAAATTTTGATGATTCACTTAACGTGGAGTTAAATATTAAATCTTCGCCATCGGACTGAACAACTCGTAATGACGCCGTTGATGCGTACGTTTGTAAAGTTACATTTATTTGCTGTCCAATTATTTCTTGATAGCTACTTGATAGTATTCGTAGGTTGTTACTACCGGAAGTTAGTGCAAAATTGCTCAATCCAGAAATTGTTGGGTGTGGTATAATGTGCAATCCCCACAATGCATCTCCGGTAACCAACGTGGTTGTACTTGATGTAATTGCCGAAACCACACACGTAAATTGTAGTGTAGTTGGTGACCTCAATGATTCCGAAACAGGTATTTTTATGTATGATATTTTTGTTGAATTAAATTGTAACCCATTTGTATATTCGTCATATACGTGATACGAACTTGATTCAGGAGTTCCCGTTTCTTTTACACTAATTAGTTGGGGACCGATACCGAACGTTTTTAGTAACGTATCTAGCGCAGTTTTTGTACCCTTTGCCTTTGCAAAGAACGGCAAGTTATGTAACAATCTCTTATAAATTTCAGCCGTCATGTCGCGACGTGGAACTTGCGAGTCGGTTCCGAGAATATTATCTGATAAATTATATATTGAATTTAATGTGGGTAGTTTAAATCCAATAGACTCTGCAATTTCATTGATCAAATCTTTGGAAAGTTCCTCGTTTGGATTTAAATTTCTACTGTAGATATTTGGAAACTGATCAACGAACGGTTTAATCGTATCAAAGAAATGCCCAATCATAGAGACAAACGTAATATAGGCCCCAGAACTATCATCTTCTCGCAGATGTGAGGGAATTGTATTAACTAAATTGTTTTCGTTAAATTCATCAAATCGTTGTGCAATTAGACTTTGCGTTTCATACCAATTCGTAACGGTATTACTACTAACAGTCCACAATCCACTTCCAGATTTTGGCCAGTATCCAATTGAATTATATTCTTGTCCCGTGTCTGCATAATAGGCAGATGCAGAATATGGACTATTAGATCCTGATGGAGTGAAGTATAGATATTGCTCGTACCGATCAAATCCACGAATAATATCTTCTTGTTGTTTTGCAAATGTTGCCGATTGATCTTGTACGTAAATTAATCCAACGGATGCAGTATTTGCTGTGTAAGTAGCTAAGAATTGTTTACGGCTACCCTCTAATATTTCTAATTGACGAACTTTTTCTTTAAATGTTTCAAGTCGCATAGCAGCGGACCCGTAAAACATAAAATTATTATAATCCGTAAAGTCTATATTCAACTCTGATGAATTAAAATCATAGGAATACCACTGTCTAAAAATTTCGTCCTCAAAAGTTTTATTTTGATATGCGTCCGTTCGTCCCACCGACCCCGATTGTAATGACAATTTTTGCAGGGTCATATTATTTAACGATCTTCCAGTATCTAAATCTGCTTGCACTGCTAAATTTTTTGGACGCAAGTATGGAGTTGCATCTAATTCCGGTGCAAATCGAACGCGAATTTTATCAATTAATGTTTTAGTAACTTCACGGCTTAAAAATACAGAAGAACTGACGATAATGTTATCGGGGACTGGTTGTAATAATTTTAACTGTATCCGTGATATATTATTTTCATCTGTCGTACCATACCGATATGCTAACGCTACCGATTGCCTATCTTCACCGTAATTTAATAATGTTTTTAAGGTACGATCTTCGTCTACATACGTATCTATTGCAGTTTGTAAAAATTCTAACGCCGATGTAATTAATGGTTCTGAAAGATTTACATCAATTCGTGAAGGATTAATTACTATAGAGTTATTTCTTGTAAACGGTTGAGATGGCGTTGCGGCGGGTGATATAATTACACGTACAATTGCCGGTATCGTGGTACTAAATTTATTAGGTGTACTCCGATTAGCAACTGGTGGGATATTAACTGTAGATCGTGGCGTTATGGACTCCTCCAGTGTGGGGAGTAATATTGTTCTAAAGAGTCCACTAATTGACCAACCAGTATTTTCTGGTCCCCCGGTACTTACTGTTATATTATCAGTAGATAAATTTCCACCGACAATATTCATATTAGTACTCCAACCAACAAATTCGTTTCCTGCAACTGGTTGCGCACTAAACGTAAATGTTTGGTTGGGGTCAACCGTCAGTTGACGGCCTGCTGTTAACCCAAACGGACCATTATATGTAGTATTTCTATTAACTGATGCGCCTGCGCCCGTTACGGTTCCCTCTCCTTCAGCTGTAATCGTCAATGTTGCCATTAATATTTACCCATTGTATTATATCGTTTTAAGGGCCACTGACCCGTTTGATAAATTTTTTACTGTAAAATTTATCGGTGTCGTCACTGCTGCAACACTTGATCGTGCATCAAAAAATGCAGATTTTAATTGTACAGGTAATGAAGTTTGTGTGCCTGACGCCAATGTAAATACATATGGACTCGTTGTATTATTTGTGTTTATACTAAGAATTTTATCGTTAAATTCTATTGTAACTTCCAAAGATACATTTGATGTAGTATTACGAACAATAATTGTATCATTATATTCTTGATCCGTTCCTATGGCGTAATTAATTTCTGATGGTGGGTTAAAACTAATTACCACCATATCATTTATGGAATTAATTACACGGGTTCCTGTTGGAGGTTGATACGGTTCATAACTAAGTAAAAATGGAATGACACTCATTATAATTCTCTAATGTTAACTGATATTTGTAATTTAGATGTACCTGTTGCTAATTTATTTAATAAATCTGGTGTTATTTGTACCATGAACGGTACGCTGCCTCTGGCCGGTATTATAAATAAATTTGGTGTAACCGTAATATCGGTATTTGTTATTATTTGTAATTCGTAGGATATTGTAGTTGATGCGTTTGTTGCGTTTATTACTTGTGCCATCGGGTATTCTGTAGATTCCTGTTGATATTGAAATAATAATTCCTCGTTTAAACTAGGATTAAATGTTACCGTAGTTAGTGGTTCCCAACAAGTTCCCCCACCTGGTCCGGTGTAAGTAACTTCACGACGGTTTGTTGGAGTTCCAGTAAATAATTCTTCTGAAACACAATCTCTCCAAGTCGGCGACGGAGTTACTACTGATACCTCAGGGATGTCGATAATGGGAGTTGGTGTTGGGAGAATGCCGATAACAGAAGTTGGTGTTGGTGTTGGTGGTGGAGCGCCACAAGTCTGTGTATTTGAACATTGAGAACCAAGATTTTGCGGTACTTGTGCATTTCTGCCAGCAGCAGGAATATCAGCAGAACAAATATTTGTAAAATTACTGATTGTTTGTGTTTGTCGAATTGATCCCGCCGCACATTCACGGAATGTTACTTCAAATGATTGTCCCGCAACTGTCGGGGCAACAAAATAACATCTGCACACATCTTGTGTGGGATTTCTTGCAAATGTTGCTACATACGTTTCATTTTTATCGGATAAAATAGCAGGGGAATAGTTGGTAGACCAAGAATTTCCTTGTAATTCCCACCCAGTAAATGTATATCCAATATTTGCAGTTGCGTCAAAATCTACCCGTTCACCAATTCTTGATACGATAACAGTACTTGGCGTTGGTGTTAATAAACTTGTTCCGCTAACAGTTCCACCTTCTGACGGACTTGCGATTAATGTTGTAGTATATGTAGATGGTGGCGTAGATGTCGATGTTGGTGTTGGTGTTGGTGGACCTATACACTCCGAAGTATTCCAAGCATCACTACCAGCAAATATAGGATTGTTAATACATCCCAGTGGCAATGGTTGGCCAACTGTATTAGTAACAACTACTGTTCTAATTGCTTCGCCAGAGTATCCTTGAAATCCTGGTAATCGTGAGCACTGTGTTGTTTGATCTGTATAATTACAGAAGACTGTTGGCGTGGGAGTCGGCGTAACTAGTATTTGTATACATTCACTTGTATTCCAATTACTTGGTATTCCGGGAAAATTAATACATCCTTCCGGTGTTACCGCTCCATTCACCAAGACATTTACGGTGCGTGTTGCTTCACCACTCCAATCTGATCCCAATATAGTAGAACATGGGCTGGATTGATCTGTTGCATTACAATAGTTAATTGAAGCTTTTGCACATACACCATATGGGTCCGTTAAATCTCCTGTCGGGAACGTTGGATTTCGGGTGTCGCAGAAGTATCCTTCTGCACAATCTCCATTGGCTTGACAGGTACCAGTAAAATCTGGTTTGGCGGTGGGTGTTGGCGTGGGAACACCAACAATCCCACCGCCGGCATTTCCTGTGATGCCCGTGTCACCTACTTGTTCGGTATTTAAAAAAAATTGAGAATCGAACGGATTTGTCATATAATATATACCTTAACTTACGTTGATGCGCATGTCCATAATCTGTTGTAGATTTCCTATATTGTCCCTTACAACAGAACGAATAATTTGTTCATATTGATCTTGTTGGATTCGATCATCTCCATTAATAACTATTTCTTCACTGATAAAAGTGTACAGTTGTAGAAGAAAGTCATTTAGTTGTATATCAAAAGATTCACGTAAGTTTAATTTATCAATCCGCGCTATAGTATTTGCATATGTTTGGTTTATTACTGGAATTTCTATATTTTGTACGATAGTGTCTGCTGTTACTCCTTCTGTCGGATCATTTAATTCCACCCCTGATTCAAAGATTTTTTGTGCAACTCCAACTGCATCTATTTTATTAAATGCTGGTTCAATAAACTCTCTAAGTAGGTATTCATCTTCACGGCGCGCTATATCGTCAACTACATTATTAAATGTTAATTGAACTTCAGTACGTGATGGTGATATAGTATCTATTGTTAACCGTCTATCTGTGTAACTACCAATTTCATCTGAGAAGAAGTTTAGTACAAGCTTGTAATCTCCCGGAACTAATACTAAATTTTTATCTACGAATAATTTTGTAAAATCTATTCTAATGTAATTTTTGTATGAGTTATCGTCGTATGCAACAATGTGTGATTTAATTATGTTGTCATTTAATGTAATGGTCGTACTTAACAATAATTGATTTCCAATAATTGTATAAAAGTGTACTTCCACATTATCTTGTGCATCAAATGCAAAACTTGCGGGAACTTCTTCGAACAAAATTAGTTCACTTGGATTACTTACAATTCTTGATGCAGCAAATCGTGGTTCAGTTTGCGTAGTAATATTACTTCTAAAATTTGCTTGATTTGGCATATTAGATACTTGACCCAGTAGTTAATTCGGTGAACTGCGTGTCGATATTTCTTACAACGTCGGGATTATATCGTTCAAAATAAATGGGAGCGTAATACCCTTGTGACGCAGTGGGTTGAGTAGTCATACTTGGACTTTGTATCATTGTTGATCCATCAAAATCTAACGGCGTTACAATTTTAAACGGATATACCGTTGAAATTTCCGGCTGTAGTTCTTGTAATGACTGTGTGGTTTGCAATAAATTGGGAGATAGTGTACGGGTATCTAATTCATATACGTCGCCCTCTGGGGAAAAATACGAAGAGGATACTATTATAATATCTTCGTTATCCTTTTTAAGATCTACCAAAAATTTTGGAATATATGAATTAAATATATTAAGCATCGCTGTCTACTTTAAATGTGTAATTAAATTCTGGAAAGAATACCAATCCACTAGACTTTACCTTTAAATCCAACGTATAATATCGGTTAACTTCCAAACCAGACGTATCCAATAATATATATGAGCCCGAACTATCGCAGTGTATTGCAGAATACTGATCAAAATCATATAATACCATATCTGCTACTTGATCCCGCACCCTATAATATGATTCTGAGGGTAGGTAGTACACATTTCTATATCGACCCGTTGCATCAAATTTTTTATCTGGATACGGTTCTCGCACCACCAGATATACTTTATCAACTTCTCCAAGTGTATATGTTTCTTTTATATTTTTTGATACAATTGTGACATTACCATTCGGGATACGTTTTAAACTGCCCGTAACAAATGTCTGGTCTATTTGTACAATTTCCAGTTTTGGAGCAAATACAGTATGTGTATTTCCCGAAAAGAACTTAATGTTACCAGTATTAGTAGAATCTAATTCGTCCGTGGTTGGGAACTTCAGTAGTAATCCATTCCACGGAGTTATATTTGAACCAGATACAACAGGTACAATTAAATTAGTAACATCAATTTTTACATCTTCAATCGGAACTTTTGAAAAGGTATATGATGCAGAGATTGTTGTCGTATAATTACTGCCCGAAGTTACCCACGCGGCTGTAGTACTTCTATCAATCCACGTTACACCATCTTCTGCGTTCTGTACATCTTGATAAAAATATCCACTTCCTTCCACCCAACTTTGTGATACTGGATATACTTCTAATTTTTGATACCGATTTACATTCGTTGCATTAGCAATTCGTAAATTTAAATAATATTTTGAGGACGTTGGATATTGTTGTAATGAAGGGATATCAAACTGTATCAACATTCTCGTCGAACCCGAGGCATATTGATTAGCACCATCTAATGATTTTATTATTTTTCCGACTTCAATAATCTCGTCGAGTCCAGTATTTAATGTTGGATATCGTTCGTAAATAGTTGCGTCTTGTGATGTTGGTAGAAAAGTTCTCATATATTATCTCAATTATTGACGAGCAAATCCAACAATATCGGTTTCTGGGTACCGTATTTCGAATATGCATGGATCTAAAGATGGATATACAACATCGTCCACCGTTGCTTCTTCAATGGGATATCTATATTCAAAATAATCACGGCCATCTTGGAATCTATATTTATTCGTAATAATTACATCAGACACAGTTTGTACTCCTTCTACCGAACCAATAGTCAATCGAAGATCATTCATAATAATTGGCTGATTAATTTGCCAGTTTGTAATATCAAAGAAACTTTTAATTGCATCAATACACCGTGCAACTACATCATTCATATTATAGTTGCGATACACAACAATGTGAAATTGTACTCCAATATTTACGACAAAGGCATCTAAAATATTAACATCGTCAGTTAATACTCTGTATTGTTCTAAGTATTTTGCAAGATTTTTTTTAACTAAGGTATTTAATGTTGCTAAATTTTTCTTTTCATCATACCCAAGAACATATAAATTAATTGCATTTGGAGCAACGGGATCTACTACATATGACCTATCATTGTACGGATTTTGATCATTGTTTAGTTGTAATGATCCCGAATCTTGTCGGGCAATTGCATTAATTTGTTCATCGCGAACCACAAATACCTTCGACACCGAACCAAATTGCGCCGGCATTGCATAACTTCGTACTAAATAATCTTTATCAGTCACCACACGATTTTGTGCGTTAAAAAATGCTAATGCATTTTGTCGTATTTCTTCAACAGACTCGGTATCACCGCCTCCACGTGCTGGTTCTTCATTAATAATTGCCACGCTTGATACTACTTGATTGTACAATCCTTGTTCTGCGGCAGCATAATCAGAAATATTATTTGCAATCTGTACGGCGTCTACTTGTATAATGGTATTAGATGCAACATTTGATTGTATTCCACCACCTACTAAATAGGTTACTGTCAATGTGGTGTTTGCAGGAGCAACACCAAAGGTATCGGTTGATATAAAATCTGCAGGATCTAGTGATGAATTACTAATTACTTGATTATATTTTGAATTTGCAATTTGTGTCGAATTTAATGTTACCAATTCATCACTAGTGTCGCCCGTTCCAGATCCAAACAACAGTTCCAATTTCATATTTGAGTTAATTCGTGTCGCAAATCTTCGTGGTTTTTTACGGAACGTTGCAAGTTTTGCGGGAGGTAGTGACCCGGACTGCATAGTTCCGCTAGAGAAAAATCCATCAGATCCTCTGACTGCTATATTACGTTCTTCTACAATTAAGTCTTGCCCCAAATAATCTACTTCATACCAAGGATTGCCATCAGAATCTTCTACCTTGATAATAGAAATTATATTAGAATCCACAATCTCTATCTTAGAAAATTTTTGCGCCGACCCAAATGAAAATGTTGCAGTTTTTACGTCTGCCGATACCAATTTTATCTTCTTAGAAATTACGTACATGGTTGGTGCATTTGAACCATCTCGGGCTAATACACGAATATTTCTATCAGCGGGATCAGAAAAATCTACATTGTCAATTGATCGAAAATTTTGAGTAGGTGGAGTGTTGGTAGAAAATTTTGAATTTACCAGTATTTTTAAAAAGAATTTTTTATCTGGTTCGTAATTAAATGCTGCGCCAAGTGCGGGAACCATCTGATATATATCTGCTTCAACCGTGGCTGTTGCCGTAAGTTTGGGTTTATACCCCAACGCCTGCGATATGCTCACTACATTATTTCGTTCCTTTGCAAACAACAGTAAATTTTCCTTAAACTGATTGTCAATGTAGAAGGACATAACATCCCCAACGTAAGCTGCCATTTCGACAAACATCATACCAGGAGATGCTTCATTGAAATCGCTATATGTATTAGGATAATATGATTTAGCAAATTCTATTAAATTCTGTCGATATTCAGAGAAATTTTTTGCTAAATAATTAACGTCCTTGAAGTTTGGATTAAATTTTTTTGTAATGGATTGATTTACTGCCATTGATTATCTCCTAAAACGTTAGAATAATAGTGTCTCTGATATTTGGATTCTGTCTTAATCTGTAACCAACATATAACTGAAGTCTATTATTATCCAAGTCGTTTGGTGACGCATTGAGTTCAAATTGTACCAGTTCTAAAAATGGCATCCAACGTTCTACTGCATTTACTACTGAGAGTCGTGCCCCTTCAATATTTTCTGGCGTGAGTTGTTCAAACAAATAATCGTGAATACCACATCCAAATTCTGGTTGGTGGACGCGTTCTCCCTTTCTAGTAAGTATCAAATTTATAAAATTTGATTTAACTTGAGTTAATGTGTCAAACGCTTGTTGGAAATATCCCATATTTCCAATTTGTATTGGTAATGTAATACCAATTGCTTGTGCCATATTTTATCTCAGGTTAATTTCAACGCCTTCATCATTGCCGAATAATCTCTAGTAATTGCCTTCACTACTTCTGGGTCCGCATCTGCTGGAGTATTGTCAGGAAGTCGAGAAGGTAAATTATTAGTTGTTGCTTGTATTGTATGACCATCGTATGACACACCCATCAATTCTGCTAGTTTACTACGATCAATTTTTGGTGTAGTTCTTGTTGGCTGTGTTACATTTTCTTTCAACTGCTTAATTTCTGACACTGCTTCAGACAACATTTGTGGTAGAATTCTGGAAACTTCTTCCTCGACAATTGTACGAATGTATGCTTTAAGTAATTGCTTGTCCATAAAACACTCTCTATATAAATGGTGGTAAGTTAAACTTTACGATGATTTTGAAGTTATAATTTTAGTATTTTTACTGCGGTAATGTTGGTATCGTGGGTAATGATACTTTTGGTATTGGTGGTATTGGTGGTATTGGTGGCAATTTTGGTATTTCTGGTATCTTAGGGATTGACAATTCTTTTGGTTTCATCGGATACTTAAATGTTTCTTTTCCTTTTTTTAAATTTTCTTTACTTACTTTTTGTCGTAGTTCTCGTATTTCTTTTTTTGTTTTTTGATATGCTTTTTTTGCTAATGCTTTGACATCAATTGCCGGTAATTTTGGTGGAAATGCTAAATATACCGTTAACCCCGAAGCCACTGCGTCAGTTAATAATGTTAACTTCTCCGTTACTTGGTTTTCTATGTCAGTTTTTTGTGCCAATAATTCTTGTTGTTTGTCTGCTACCAATGCCATCGCCCTAGCTTCGGCTTCTTTTTTTACTAATTCTGGATCTTTATATTTTGCTAAATTGTCGAGATTTGCTTGCGCATTATTCACAATACCAGTTGCAGATGTAACATTTGCTGGCATCGGCGCGCCGGAAGCGGCGGCTTTGGTGATATCCATTGCTTTTTTTAAAGGATCAGTCGGTATAATCATAATACTGTATAGTAATCATCAGTAAGTTTCCACTTACTGTTTTCAGTTTTTATTTGCTCACCTTTCTTAAATTCATTTTTTTCAATAAGAGCAGATGTATCTTCATTTCCCATGTTCACAAATACATCAGAACTATTAAACGGTGCGCCGGAATATGGTAATTTTTTAATTGATCCCGCGTTTGGTGGCATCAATTCGGCGTATAATGCGGCAAGACCTATCTGTACTATTGGAGATAATGGACATGGTATATACCCAAATGCTAATGTATGAACAAACGAGGCCGGGCCTGGTACTAGTGGTGGTACTACCGTAGTTGGTATCGGCGAACCTGTCAATTGGTACGGCAACTGCGGTGGTGTTATTCCCACGCCCATCAGTGCCTGAATTAACCTAGCCAACCACATTGATAAACTTGTACCCCCTACGGTAGGTTCTACGTCATTTGCAGAACTTCCCAGATATATTTTTTTAGCCAGTAATGACATAGTACCCATTCCAACGATTGATACGTCATTTCCAGATATAATAGTGGCATCTGAATCCGATTGTATATCCACTCTACGACTCGATTTCAGTTCTATATCTAAATTTGCGGTTAATATAATACTACTGTCTGTGTCTATTGCCGTATTTTTAAAACTATTCAAATAAATTTCTTCATTTGAATATAATAATATATGAGTTTTCTTGGAATCTAGTATAATTGAATCAGAGTTCAATATAATTTGTGCGCCGCCATATTTTTGTGGAGGTGCTTGCATTGAACGATTAAACGACCCTGCATTAATTGTTATGGGTTCAAACGGCACATTTTGATCTGCTGTCATCCATATAGAAGACGCGTCTTTATTGATATCTTCCAATATCAACCCAAATACACTATCTTTCGTCGCGTCGGTCTTTTCGATGTCCTTTCCTTGGCCGGCGCGAAGTATTATATTTGGCGCCATACCGAGACTTGATAGTTCCATTTGACTTGATCCAAATCGAATGGATTGGCCCATTCTCCCTTGGATTAATAAATCACCCTCAAAATGTTTTAATGGACGAACTCGGCTATCTGGTTTAAAGTATTCTCCAAATTTATACTTATCCGATGTCAATTCTTGTTTTGTGGTGGCAATCTTTGATTTAAGTTTTTCACTTCTAGAATTTAGAGCATTATTTAATTGCAGCATGCCGTTTTCTTGTATTCTATGTGCAAGAAAAACTTTTCGTGTGTAATAAAAAATTCCAAGAATCTTATGTAATATTACCAATTCACCAATCAGTGGCATTTCTAATATAGAAGATTCTATAGGATCTGCCCAATCAAGGAGATCGTCGCTTCTACCATTATGAACAGAAAAAATACGAATTTTAATAGCACCAACATTATATCCATCTTTTTTGGCATATTGAGGATGGTGATGATCTAATATGACATCAACGACAATTGCTTCGTAAAATTCACTAGTAAGCGACCGAGCTGACGCAGCGGTATCCGTCGTAGATAACAATCCCTCGGGTTTACGTCGATAGACATACCGATCTCCTGCCATATTACTTCTTCATTCCAGACAGTGTAATATCCAAGTCATCTTGTTCAGCAAGCACCGATTCAAAGTCAGATTTAATATTCTTGAGTAATTGAGATTTTTCTTCTTCTGTAAGTAAACCAGTGTCGGCGTTCTTAGAAGAAACACCGACCAACCGTTGCGCAATCTGTACCAATCGTACAATGTGCTCATCATTTTTTACATTTACTTCCAAAAAATCTTTTATAACTGGTCCCATCACCGCAGCATCCTCTGGGGTGCGGATCATTTTTACAAAACTTGCCACGAAGCTATTGATCTGCTCGCGTTTCGTATTTGTATTTTTATATACATCAGAGAACATATCTGATAATGTTTTTCCTTCAAAAATAACTTCGTCAAATGCCATAATGTCGTCTATGAAAAAGGTCTACTAGATAAATAGTTACTTTTCCGAGTTATAAACGAAAAGCATGGAGGGATCAACTAAATATCCAGATTTCTTGTACTCTTTCATTTGCTTTAATACATGTATCTTCATTTTATTAATGACCTTGGTAATATGAACCGTTTTGTTATTGGTCATTTCACGAATGAGTACATATAGAGCCTTCTTATTGAAGTTTTCTATGGAGTTTGCCCGTTTTAATAGTTCCACGACGGCGTTAGCAATTTCTCTATCTCGGTGTTTCTTGAAAATGCGATCTAAATTAAAATCCCAGTACTGAACTAAGAGTTCCACAAAATCACTGGTGTCCCGCCTCGATGTTTCTGCGTCAGGTTTTGTCGTCAAGACTTCTTCCAACATAAATGATTCGTCGTTGGATGAATCTACCAAGTACGATGACCGTAATTCATCACGGTACGAATTGTTATTATGTAATACCAAGTAGTTCTTTGCTACTACAGAGAAATACGAGAATGCCTTTCCTTTATCTTCCGTAAATTTGTGGAGGTTTAATACTAAAAAAGACACCACTTGATTTTTAACATCTTCAAAGTTGGCGTTCATATACGGAAATTTAAACCGATTAATAATATTTTCTGCTAATTTATCAATTGGGGCATGTATTCGTTCTCTAAATATGGTATTTCGTTCATCTTGATCTGTTGATTTATTATATTCAACAATTGCTTTTTCCGTATCGGTGGTAAAATACATCTTTCCCAATTTTGCCCGGCGTACTTCTAAATCAGTTTTCTTAGTTTTCGTCATTAGTGTTTCCATATAAAAGTGGACGAAGCGTACCAATTATATCAGTCAATTGCTGAAATAATGTGCCCACTTCGTCGTCGGTTTCGAACATTTGTTTTTCGTCTAATGCGCGCATGGTGTGCAGTATTATACTTGCGTCTTCATAAAAACCTTGTATAGTTTGCTCATATAATGTAATTTTGTTTGATAAATTAAAAATTACATATCCCATTGCTGTGCATATTGCAAGTAATAGAGATACTACTAGTATTGTCATGATGTTTCCTATAATGATAGTGGTGGCAATTTAAAATTGCTAAACGAGGACATGTATTTTTGTATTGATGTGCCGTTACCATCAATTATACCATATTCATCATCAGAAGTCAAGTAGGTAACAACACCTTTACTCCCTGCAAAATGTGCGCCGGCAAGAATTCCTGCTCGGGTAATCTTGATACCGTGTTTTGTTTTTCCATCGTATCGGTCAATTAGGTGTTTCAATTCCCGATAATTTGCTTTCATATAGGCAAACATAACACTATCTTGAAGATCGGGACTTTTTAGAAATTGCTGATTGGATACTCTAAAACCCAGTGCACGAACGGTACTTGGACTAAATTGGTATTTACCCATCATCCCATATCGGTTGACGACTTTATAATTTCCTTGACTTTCAATGTCTGACACCTTCCCCATAAATTGTTCTACAGGAGTTGGTTTTGACTTTGGAAGCTTTACCATTGTAAATGTTGGAATTTCACTTACACAATATACTGCAGCAAGTAAAATTATAATAAATGTGATATATTTTTGCATAATATTTTCTCCGTGATTACAACGTGGTATAAAAATTATTTTGTGCACGCTGACGTTCAATGTCTTTAATATGATACAAAGACCATTCTTCTTCTTCTGGGAATGGTGCAGATGTTTTAAATCCTACAATTCGTTCGTGAACTTTATTTTGCCAGCGAATGTCAGCGGTGTTCCTAAACAGCCGCGTTTGATAATCTGGGAACATTATCCACCCATATTCATTTACCTGCCACCCCCACCGTTGAATATCGTCGTCGGTTAATCCCGTTACTACATTCACGCGAGGAACAAAGAATAAATCAATGTCTGGGTTGTGTCCGACAATATCATGTACATGGTGTAGTAAATTTGCATGTAATGTTTCGTCAGCATCAATTTGAAAAATATATTCCCCAGTACATTGTTCAATTAGGAAATTTTTGTGACTGGAAAAATCACCATTTAAACTATGTTGAACTAGTTTGATATCCCCACTGCTTGCATATGCATTCAATAGTGAACAGGTAAATTCATCGGTAGAATAGTCATCAACAACAACAATCTCATCACCCGTTTCATTACAAAATGGAATAAGTTGATTTAATAATGTTTGAATGTAATCACCTTCATTGTGTGTTGTAATTGCGAAACTAATCATGTTAAACTCCAATATTTAAATAAGGCAAGTTCTTTGGCCTTGGCTTCAAGATCAATGTCGAGAGTCATACCAAAGTCGTCAATTTTATTGAATACATAATCTGCGTGCGCACGAGGATTACCCGTGACATTCTCATTGAGATTTTTGGATTCACTGTAGTGAAACAATGGAACTATATTTTCTGGCCATGTGCCTGCTGCTAGTTCTGCGGCATCTTGTGTAGATAGTCCATCGGGATGAAACTGGTGATGAAAGTAGTCAAACGTGATGGGAATATTGAGTACTGTGTACAGATAGGTAAACAATTGTATGACAGAAAACGATGATGCTTTATCGTCATTTTCTACCACCAACCGTGCTTTACAATTCGGGGACAGCCGATTATATGCGGCAATCCAACGAGACGCCACTTCTTCGGAAAAATTCATTCCAACGTGAATGTTTATCGCATTATACGGAGTTGCCGTAAGACCCATAAGATCAAATACGGCAGAATGAATTTCAAGATCTTTGATCGAATTCTCAACAACAGCAGGCTTAATTGAACCAAGTTTTACAAAGTGATCGGGATGAGCAGTAATACGTTGTCCAAAACTGTTTGCTAACTTACCAGCAGTACTCAAAGTATCTACAATCTTGTCATAATCCGGAAGGTCAGATACATTATATGCAGACGCCCAAGGAAAAATACCAGACCCCATACGAAACACTTTGACGTTGTTGACATGATTCCATTCAATAATCTTAATCAAATCAAGTGCATTTGCTAACGCCAACTCAGATGCGTACCCAAGCCCACGTGCTTTAAAGGTACGTTGAATCATGCCGCGGCCGGTGGTAATTTTTTGTTTATTTAATACAGTATTAATACAACAATAACCCACAGTATGTGGCATGTAACCTCACTTGATATGAATACCTAAACATAACACATTCATTGAGTAATGTCAAGGGATGTTAGTATCCAAAATGCTTACCGTGTTGCCACGCCGGTTCCTTAAGAACCTCCACAGTGTTCGTAGGAACCTCTGTGGACGACTCTACATATACTTCGAAGGGTTCGTCCGTGGACTCTGGTACAGTCGGTTCTAGCAGTACTTCTGTAGTATACGTTACTTCCACCGCTGGTTGATTTTTTAATAAGAAATTAACTGCGATAACCAATGCTACCGCCAATGGATCGAATACTAATACAATTATTAATGTGAACCATTTTACTACGGTGTCCAATGGGACATTAAATGCCTTAGCAATATATAAAAATGTACCAATATCCCCATTTGTTTCAATTTCTACCTGTTTGGTAATTTTAATGGTATTTAAACTATCTCTAACACTTGAAAGTACGGTGATTTCATTCTGTAAGTCCTTTACACTTTTATCTGCCGCAGTTAATGTGGACTGTGCATTACGAATCGTAGAGGTGTTACCCGATTGACTTTTAGTAATTAACCCATCCAAGCGATTTTCTTGTTGCGCACGCAATCCAATTAACTGATTTAGTCGATCATTTTTTCGAGTAATATCTTGTTCAATGGTGACAACTCTTGTATTTGCTGTTTGAATATCGGCAGTTTTTCGCAATGGATCTGCGGACACCTTTGCGTATGCGGCAGTTAAATATCCATAGATACCAGCCGAGGTAATAATCATTAATATAACTGCGGCAATAGACAAATAATACTTCAATAGTTTAGGAAGTTCTTTCCAGTATTGATATAAGAAAGAAATACTCACCAATTTACCGAGTTCTAATGCCGATGCCATAATTGCCACACTCAATGCTGCGCCAGCAAATAGATGCGCAATGCCAGTTATAGAAAATACGGCTGCGCACAGTGCTACAAAGGTTGCGGTCAATGATGTAACTGCTATTAATGAGGATCGTGTGTTCATAGTATATTTGAGAAAACGTGATTGAGGTATAAAATAACCTCAACCACGTTTTTTGTCTCCAAATGAGAGAGTTTTAGATGTAACGTAACTGTTAGATCACCTCCTAGATGATAGCTACGTTAGTGGGATTAATAATACAATTACAGCTGCACAATGAACATCCACACATACTAAACCTCCATATTTAAATGGTTTTATTTAATTGTAACCGTATTAACTTTACTTTGTGAGACTTGTACCTTTCGTGGAATAACCAGTTTGAGTAACCCATCTTTAAAAGTAGCATCAATTTTTTCTGCGTCCAACTGATCATTCAATGTAAATGATCGACTAAACGAACTGCGTTTCAGTTCCCGAAGAATATATACTTTGGTTGGTATACCTTTATGCGTTAACGAATCGTCTGTTTCGGCGGCCGCAGCCTTTCCTACAATACTTAACACATTATCTTCGATCTGTACTGAAATATTATCTTTTGTATATCCTGCAATTTCTGCTTCAATTTCAATTTTATTTTCAAACGATACCACATTTACCTTGGGATATGATGTTTTACTAAATGGGTCAATTCCAAATGATTTGTATACATCTGGATATGTTCCACGAAATGCGTCATCAAATAACTTGTCAAACGAGGTTAACAAATTTTCTCGGTTGAACTCCATTTCCTTGGCAATTACAGTAGCTGGTACGGCCTGCATAGTCCATTTTCTTGTCATAATACTTCTCCATATTGTGTGTCCATTTCCACGATTGGATAATGGTGCGTAGGAACTCCGTAGACATCCCTACAAAAATAAATATAAACAAACGGACAAAATATAACGTTTTGTTATACGTTGTCCGTTTAAATTATTAAAATCTACCTTTGTCATTTTCGACGCGACTGGAGATGTGATCTGCCCAGTGAATAATATATGGGAGATTAGTTTTCATCGCATATGGGGCGTAATTAATCATATACGACTTATTACCTTCATCGTAAATGCCATCCGACAATTTGATAGCGAGCCATTCATTCTGTGTGATTTCGACTCCATATTTCTGCAACAGAAACAATCCACGTTCAGGTGCCTTAAAATACTGTAGATTTTCGTTCTGCTTGTACAGTTCACCACGCTTACGATGCCAATCGGAATCTTGTTCTACATAATAAGGGCCCTCGTCTGGATGTCCTAATTTACCGAGATCGTGGTGAAGAGCAGCAAAAATTAATTCTTGCTTCGTAAAGTTAATATCCCCTTCCATATTCTTATATAAGGCCGCAATCTTCAATGCAGTTTCTGTGACGCGGAGAATATGATCTAGATATCCACCTGGAAATGCATTGTGAAAATAAACCTTACCCGATGCTGGCGCAAGGGTTAACTGCTCTTGTAGTGGAATATACATTTCCTTGAGCTTTTCCGCGCGAGGATCTGCAGCAATGTATTCCATAAACTTAGTATAATCTTGTTCAATCTTTTCTTCGGTGTTAGTAATTGTAAACATAATAACCTTTTTTGAGTGTTAAATTAAATATTGAATTTTATTTTGATTTCGTTTCATCCACAATTCAAACAAAGTAGGAATCGTTGGAGTTTTTTGTAATACCAATGCCGTATCTATCAAATCATGATATGCTTTCTTGTTATTACATGTTGAACATGCCGTTACTAAATTAGTCCATGAACTTTTGCCCCCTCGGCATTCTGGAATTATGTGATCTCGCGTCAAAAACTCGTAACTGTTAAAGTCTTTCTTCGCACGATTACAATATTGACATGTATAATTGTCACGCAGGAATAAATTACGTTGACTAAGCGGTGCCGGCGTCTTATAAATCTTTCTTCCGCGAACAAACATCTTAAGTGCCACCATTACGGGTAATTTAAATGTTATTTTTGGAGAACGCACGAGTAAATGTGGATGTTCTTCAACAACAATCGCCTTTCCCTGTAAGATTAGTATCATTGCCCGTTGTGCAGTAACGATGTCTATTGGCTCATACGTAGAATTTAGAACAACGCAGCGTGTTGTCTCAAACCCCATACAGTTACTCCTCTAATTTAGTAGAGTCCTTAATTAATTTATTAATATGATAGGACTTGATGATGTTATTGGTTTTTCCGGCGTACTCATATTCTTCTGTGGCAATAAACACTTTCATGGCTTTCTGAAGTGTCTTTAGCATCTTATTTCTCGGAATCCACGCATGCATGGAATCATCTTCGAACTTAAATAATTCAATGATATCGTTATCTGTAGTGAGATTTCTTTTAATTTCACGTACAATATATTTGTATACAAGTACTTGATTCTCTTTGAGAAATCTATCCCAGATAACGGAACTTTTATTTGGTAGTACGAGCATTTTTACCATTCCGTTTAACAGCTGTCTTTTTTACTACCTTTGCAGTAGACTTCTTTACTTTAAGTACTGGAGTTTCTGTGCTTGCTTTTTTGAGTTTGACAATTTCTTTCTTGTCTGTGACAATCTCACCCTTGGAATATACCACACCATTCTGTTCAAAATACATCTTGAAATGCCAACCCCGTGGTTTATCCGATTTCGCCGCAGACTGTCTGTTTTCCGGCGGCGCACTCATTCGCTGGACACAACGACCGCAGGTGACGGTGCCAATGTCAGTACTTACCAAGACTTCTTCGTCATTACATTCCTTACATACAAGGTACTGGCGACCTGAAATCTTTAGTACTTCGGTTCGCGATGCTTTTTTAATTCGACGTTTTAACATGATTTTAGTCCCGTGATTTCCATAGTCTATATCGGCGATCCCACCGAGCATCTAAATACCGTGTGTAATTAGATGCCCACTCCGGCGAACCCATTCTTTTAACAGATGTATCAAATACAAGTATATGTTTTTTAATACGTACTAATTCTGATAGTGTACGTGCTTGATCAAGTTCGTCCATTAAAAGATTATACTTTCCCACAACAACTTCCCTACGTGATGATGTTGATATTAATAACATCAAGGTGTTGATCCAATGTTGAATGAATTTGAACATATGTATCTCATCAAATTATTAACATGAACCTTTAAGTGGACGTAGGCGGAATCGAACCGCCGTCCGAGATTGCTTTCTATTAAGTGTTTATGTATATAGCCACTTGTTGTACTACACCGCGTTTTAATAAGTGGCTAACCCACGCAGTTTTGAGTTGAGGAATTCTACATTAGATATCAACTCATTTTCTAATGTTATACCATATTCGATTACAAAATACCTTATATGGATCAGTATCTTGTCAAGCAGCGGATCTAAAAGATCAGGCTGCTAAGGCTAAGTTTTGGTTGCCGTTTGAAATTGTTGGTCTGTTTTACTCGTCTTACCAAACGAGATACAAAGCTTAATCATCCACACCCCGTCGAAACCAGGTTACGCCCGAACTAATTTAATTCGTAAGGTCTGATTGTTCCGTGCTACCACCCGAACCAGCTCCACCCGTGGTAGGTCCATCAAGTGAAACTTTCACTACAGAAGACTTTATCTTGCGGTGCTGGCCCCATAGTACTACTCCCGCAATAACTAATACGCCTACAATGATAATTGTGCCCATGATATTCTCCTGTTAGAATAGATAGTTTTTTAATGACATCAATAGTGTAAATAACAGTATTAATGTTGTCCACGCGACGACTGCAATAATTGGTATTAATATAATTGGCCATGATACCGATATGTAGTTCATTATTTTTAATGCAATCAAGACAAGTTCAGATACGAAGATTAAGGTGCTCGGGCCCAATTCGATTGTTACCCGATGATTATTTGATGTGTTCATATAGATTATTGTCTGGATGTTTATTTAATATACATAGTTGGCAAGTAAAAGTCAAGTACCATTTTAAATATCATGGATCGTCAATAAATTAACTATTTTATAGGTTGCCTTTCCGTTGGGTAATAATACTATAACATCATCACCAATAGATTTATTATATAAGGATTTTCCGACTGGAGAATTCACCGTTATTTCTGTATATAATGGTGGTTCCTCGTTGGATATTTCTACTAATACCAATTTAAATGTTTTGGTGGCATCAGTTTCAACATGATATACAGTAATTATTGATCCCATCCCTACTTTATCTCTTGGGATACGATTTAAATTAATCTGTTTATATGCGGTAAGTCGTTGTATTAATTGATTTAGGCGTATACCAGCAAATTGCTGTCGAGTTACAATCTCAGAAAACTCTGAATTTTCTTTTAAATCGCCCATCTCTGCTGCAGACTGCATTTCCTGTGGGATAGTAACAGATAGTTCATATTTTAATCTGTCAATTTCTTGTTTTAATTGTTCACGATCAGTCATAGTATATATTCTCTTGCGAAAGACAAAATAGAAATGAAGACCGAAGTCCCCATTTCTATTCTGATAAGTATACTGATGTTATTTTAAAACTTCAATTTACTTACGCAGTCCACTCCGTGATTGCCCGACCCTTTGCTGCTGGGCGCATAGAACTCGTCATACCGGCAGATTCAAAGTTTGGGGACCGAAGAACCGAGTTAATAAAACTCAGTCTGGTGCGAACCTGCTGTGGACGAACACCTTCACGATTGAGATAGGTATGTACGTCATCGGCAGTGACTTTGCCTGATGCACGACGCCGGACAAGACTATAAAGCCAAGTGCGCATGCGATTGACGGTACGATCATACTCTTCATCCGAGTATGTCTTGACGGTAAACCGTTCTGGGGTGCTGTTACGAGCCATAAAACCTCTTGTGTTAAAGAAACAATTTATAAGGAAAGGATTAAAGAACCGTAAATGCCTTACTCACTTAGATTCAAAATTAAAGATACAACTAAGCTACCCCGTTGTCAAGGGGTAGCTGAGAATTTATGTGCTGCATTATAATCAAACGTATTACTGTTATCAAACATATACACCGTCTGATTAATACGCTGACTCAGTGCGCCACACTGGGTCTGTGGACTCATTGCAATAGTATCCATATCACCATACCAAATCTTACCAAACTCTCTGGTGGCAAGTGTGACGTTGTATAATACATTCTTACCATGCAACATTCTTCCTACAGTACCAAACATTTCCGTGGCAACGTTAATTGCGGGCTGGATATCATCATTCTCGTAAAACATAACTACCTCACTTAATAGTGATTATTTATTATTCGACTCTATGGCATCTACCTCTAGAGCGTAACACTTCCAACAGAGACACATTTTCTCTGAGAGGAATTCTTCCCTTCGTACTCCACGATTGCCGCACATCTCACAGGTGTGAACCGACTCTCGTTCTATCTTGTACGATACGGAATCTAATACATGTTGTACCTGTTTGTCAAGTGCTTCCAATTTAATTCGTAACATTCCATGATTGCGATTAATACTTATTAACTTAATATTTGGCCATAACGTAAATAAGAATTGAATACGTTCTTCAAACGTTATCTGCCATCCTGTTTTAAACTCTTTAAGTATCATTACTTTAACTGCTTTTAAACTGTTTTTAAAAATATAACGTTTTAAACGTTGTTTCTTTTCTTTTTGCTTCTTTTTCTTTTATAAGAAGTAGACCTATAGGTACTATAATTTACTGTACAAAATAATATGTACATTAATAATAAATTTAAATTGTATAATCGCGATTGTCTACGTAGGTACTGGGCGGGTAGTATACTACTTAAGTACTATACTACCCGATACTGTTTATTCGGTAAATGAAAGCTTTTTCATTTCTCTAAAGATGTCCGTTGCATCTTCACCCGCTGCTTCGGTTTCTACTATAGAAGTATCAACATACTTACGCTTCGTAATAGGTTGATTCCCACATTTCTTTTGAATCTTTTTAATTAAAGATTGAATATTCTTATCTTTTATAATCATATACGTGTATTATTTCTCATCGTCAAGAGTGTCTTCATCATCTTCATCATCACCTTCAAACATATCACGCAACTTATCAATCTCTGTGTCGGAAAAATATTCTGATTCTGCTTCATCTTCTCTTATTTTATCCAATAATTCATCGAGCGACTTTGCGGTATACTTTCCATCTTTCGTCTTATACACTTGGTTACTGTATCCACCTGAAGGCATGTCCAATCGACCAATCATATCTTCTGTCAACGTTACCACTTCGGTAAATCCTGCGACCATCTTTGATGTTACTATTTCCAACGACATAACCTTTCCTAAGATTGATGACATTCCTACGTGCATTTGATTAATATGTACTTTTGCTGATATTAAACTTGTATACGTTAAAAATGTCAATGCCAACAGTAATATATTTATTACGCCGATTACTACCACAACCGTTTCAAACACGCTCATGTGAGCTCCTATGATGTATTATACCTTGTAAGGTGTTATGTGTCAAGGGGTGGGTCTAACTTAATTGCAGTCCACTCCGTACTTTGTTTGTATTCACGTAATTCTTCACTCAAACTAATCAATTCTAATTTTAATTCATTAGTTACTTGTACTTGGTCGAAATATTTTAACTTCCAAGTATCCAATTCTGTTTGAATAAGACGCAGTTCAGTTTTCACAGTATCCAATTCTTCACGTAATTCTTTTCTAAGAGCCACATGAGTTTCTAGGTCAGTACCGTTAGATTCTACGAATTTATTAAACAGTTTAACTAGTGCCGCAACGACCGTTCCGGCACCTGCTGCATACATAGCTGTTTGAAATTCTTGCGGAATCATAAGTTATCTCAATAAGTGTTACGTAACACTATAACCTTATTGAAAAACTTATTTGTGAATCCGGTTAAACAGACATGGGATATAGTTTGTTAAAAAAAACATTCCCGATGCAATAAAAATAACTATAATATGTTTGTGGTCCAATAACGAGTTTACTTCTGAGTGCCCTATTAACGCACCGACTATCGTTCCGAACATAAACAATAACGTATTACTTATTGCGGTCAGAGTTTGTTTGTTCAACATGGTAATCCTCTAGTATGGTAGGATATCCTTACAACTATAAGTAGTATCCCCTACACGTTTACTTTAAATTGGAAAGGACGTAATCGTTACACAACGGTTCAGATTTCATTACAATAAGGGTGTCACGTGCCGACCGTGAAATACTGAATAACGCAGGGCAAATGGCGTCTTTACGTGCCACGTTATACTCTGTGCGTTTGGTATATCCAACATGCAACAACTTTGCCAACGCAACTAATGTAACAACTACATATACTATTTCTCCAGCCACCGCCTTTACTTTACGTACATACTGTTTAGTATCCATGTTCCGAGTCGTCTCCGGCATCATCGTCCTCCGCAAGTTCAATGGTGTCTTCAAGAAGTTCAATTCCCACTACTCCGTCTTGTTCAAGCAAATCAGTGAATGCAATTGCACTAGTTGCATAATCCAACGCATCTTCGGGCGTTTCACCCACTATGGTAAGTTTGACATATACTACATATTCGTTTAATTTTACATCGTCCATAATGTTCTCCTGTGTTTAATGGTAAGTGATATTCTAATCTTAATTACTGTAATTCTATTTGTCAAGAGGTATTTTAAAAAAGACTTGACATTTCCGGTTCAATGTATTATACTTAAATCTCAACCACTAACTTCGTCATATGTTAAACTATTTAATAATAACTAATATTCTATTATTTGTTGTGTGCATTACCTTCATATATAAATGGTATACACAACGTGCGTATAATAGAAAGTTATTTACTCGGGCATGGCAAGTGGAATACACTCTTGTAGATATATATGAAGAGTCTACTGAGAAAGTACAGAAAAAAATACTTCAAACATTGGATAATATTACTCCATTATAAGTCATACACACATAACTAACGGGATTTTATGAAACCTCCCAAGCGTATCACCAAAAAACAATTATTTATTAAAACGATTGAAATTGTACAACCACTTATTGGACTGAGTGATTGGAAAATTGCTATTCGGTTTCCCGCAAAGATGAAAGGTGCCGCCGATTGTCAGTCGTATCCAGAATATAGGCAAGCAGGTATTCGGGCAAATCTAACGGTATTTAAGCGATTGTCGGAGTATGAAATTATCCAAACAGCAATCCATGAAATGGTACATTGTCATTTATGGCCACTAGTTGATTGGACGGAGGAGTTGTGCAGGAAAAACCCACAGAAGTTGGAAATGACTAGAAAATTGGAAGAATCGACGGTCACCGACTTTGAGAAGTTACTAACTAAGTTGTGTATTGAAGCAGTACAAACAGAACTGGTTGCGTTAGGATATGAACGTGTCACTACAGCGTTTGCATCAGTGCAAGTCGTCAACGAACCTAAAAAACGGACAACATAAAATATGAGATTTCTTACCAGAAAATTGGTTCAGCCCGGCGATTTAAATGCTGGTGGCACGTTGTTCGGAGGCCGATGCTTATCATGGATTGACGAAGAAGCAGCCATTTTTGTGGGCGTTGAAACCAATCATCGCAGAGTAGTTACAAAAAGTATCTCTGCAATTAACTTCATTGCCCCAGCGTATCAGGGTGATGTTGTTGAGATTGGCGTTGCGCTAAAAAGTGTTGGTAAAACTTCCGTTTCAGTAGAAGTTGTAGTAAGAGATTTGACAACGCAGAAGATTATCGTTAATATTGACGAAATGGTATTTGTGTGCGTTAATGAAGAGGGAAGGCCTGTGAGACACAGTTTATATACTGGGTGAGATATTTATATAGACATAGTTATATTTCATATTACCGAGAACTTAAATGTCAGACCGAAGCACCGCAATTATAATGGAAGTTATCCGAGGCATCTTTGACCTATTAAAAACATGGTGGGTTGTCCTTGGATTGGTTGTGGTAGTGGGTATGTATACTGAAGTGTTAACACAAAAGAATATTATCACCGTATTAAACAAAGTAGTTCAAATAGTCAAATAGTTACTGGACGAGTGGCTGAGCGGTTGAAGGCACGGGTCTGCAAAACCCTTGGAGAAATCCCACATCGGTTCAAATCCGATCTCGTCCTTTTCACAGGAGATAGTTATGAAAAATCAGATATTTGTATTTGGAAGTAATCTTGCGGGACGGCATGGTAAAGGTGCCGCACTGACCGCATATAGAAAACATGGGGCAATTTATGGGCAGGGAGTTGGAATGCAAGGCAACAGTTTTGCTATTCCAACAAAGGACGAAAACTTAAACACATTGCCGGTGAATAAAATTACAAAATACGTAGATAAGTTTATTAATTATGCGGTGTTGAATCCAGATTTAATGTTTCAAGTTACTAGAGTTGGATGTGGATTGGCTGGATATGATGATGCTGATATTGCTCCACTGTTCATCAACGCACCGAGTAATTGTATTCTTCCAGTTGGATGGAGAAATTTCGATAAATAAGTAAACCGTCACTATTTATTACTGGTTATTCCACTATCTCTCTGAGAACTTCAATGTCGCACAAAAAAACTCCTCGCGTATTATTTATACTGAAATTGCGTCAGCAATCCGGTGGAGAATCAACCATCCTAAAGCATTCAGGATTATTTAATTCTGCAACGTTTGTAAAAGATATGCTGATTAAAAATGGTTATACGGCAGATTTAGTACAAGTGGTGGATAACAATCAGATTCACACCGAAGTCATCAAGTATAAACCTGACATTGTTATCATTGAAGCATTGTGGGTTGTCCCCGAAAAGTTTGATGTGTTGTGCAAACTACACCCAGACGTAAAATGGATTGTACGATTGCATAGTGAATTGCCGTTTTTAGCAAACGAAGGAGTGGCATTTGAATGGATTAATAAATATATCCATCAAAAAAATGTATATGTGTCAGCAAATTCGGATTTGGCACAGCGTGACTTGGAACATTATTTTGAGGCATCATTACATCCATCACTTGCCCGTAAAATTATATTTTTACCAAATTTTTATCCAATAAAACCATCAACAAAATATAGTAAACTTGCAAATCATACACGCACTATTAATGTTGGGTGCTTTGGTGCAATTCGTCCTATGAAAAATCATTTGATGCAGGCAGCTGCGGCAGTTGAATATGCCGAACGCAACGGACTAAAGTGCAGATTTCACATTAATTCTGGTCGTGTTGAAGGGAAGGGTGATACCGTATTAAAAAATCTGCGGGCATTTTTTCATGGACTTGGTGGCCACCACGAATTAGTCGAGCATGGGTGGTTAGACCGTGAAGAGTTTTTACAGGTAATTAAGAAAGTGGACATTGGATTACAGGTATCGTTTTCAGAAACCTTTAATATTGTTGCCGCAGATTTTGTCAGTGAAGATGTTCCAATCGTAACCTCCAAAGAAATTGATTGGATGCCAAAGTTCTTTGTGGCAGATTCAACAAAAGCAAAGAAGATTGCGGATACTATGGGTAGAACATTATTTTACGAAAAATATTTTGGGTGGTTAGATTGGCAACGAATTGCGTTACGATTATATGTAACCAGAACTGAAAAGATATGGGTTGACAAATTGAAAGCATTGTAGTATCATACAAGTATGATGTAATCAACTCTATTTACGGCACGGTAATATGTTAAATACAATGAATCCAAACGACAAACTGAAACTGATGGGTGCAATTAAGGATATGAGCACGTCCCTTACTCGCATGGACGCAGAACGTGACCTTCAGAAGAATATTAAAAACGATATTTGCAAGGAATTAGACCTGAATAAGAAGGTATTCACGAAACTTGCCAAGACGTATCACAAGCAGAACTTTAGTGAAGAAGTGGCATTACACGAAGAATATGAGACTTTATACGAAAATGTCACGAAATCGTCAGTGTAATTGAATAAGTATTCATAATTAATGAATGTTTAGTTCCCCACTTGACAAGTATCAGGTGGGGAATTATACTTTAGGAGTACGGTGTCGTTGAGCAATTGGCTGGCTCAGTTGACTGTAAATCAACCCTCGCAAGAGCTTGTAGGTTCAAATCCTGCCGATACCATAGTAGAAGTAATCCGCGCGTATCCCCTCCGTCTGATACACGGTTGAAAGGGTAGACGGTAACACGTAGGTTCAATTCCTTCCGCGCGGACTTATCGCCCTGATAGCTCAATTGGATAGAGCATCTGACTTCGGATCAGGCGGTTGGGGGTTCGAATCCCTCTCGGGGCATGTTTAATTAGTTATTTGGTTATATTTATATAAAAGGTTCTGTGTACTCACAAAAAGAGTACATAGAACCTTTTTTGTTTTGTATATCACTTACTGAGATTTCATTATGTCAGAGGAAGAATCTGCAAAAACTAAAAGTGAATTGGTTGAAAAACTTACGTTTGCCGCATTACCTATTTTACTATCGTGTGTTGCGTATTTGTGGACGGCGTTTGCAGATATGACACAAAAAATTACGATACTAGAAAGTAAAGTATCGGTAGTGGTAACCCCAGAAAACAAACCCATTCCGTCAGAAGGAACAACGGTAGCAATGGAACAAATTCGGGCAGAAGCCGCTTCGTCCCGCGCAGTTATGAAAGAAGATGCCGCACTTGCTCGGGCAGAATTAGACAAACGAATTGCACTATTAGAACAAATTCACGGAGGTCCGTTAAAACATTAACATAGGTAAGACATGATATCAACAAAAACCTTTTCAGAACAAAGTCTATTATTTGCACAATTAAGTAATATTGCCTACAAAAGTCCTGCAATAGCAAATAAGTTATTTGAAGAGTTGGGATATACAAGTTCGTACTATGAAACTGATGACAGTAATGTATATGTCGTAGAAGATGCAACTGATATTATTGTGGTGTGTCGTGGAACGGAGCCAAGTCAATGGTCAGATATTTCTGCCGATTTAAGTATTAATTTAGCCCCATCGCGTGGTGGCGTCGGACAAGTACACATTGGATTCAGAACGTATACCGACAAAGTATGGCCGCAGGTAATGCAGCATGTTACCGCACTCCATGAGAAAAAATATTTGTGGTTAACGGGGCATAGTTTAGGTGCAGCAATGGCTACCTTGATGGCACGGAGATTTGCACTTGATGATACCCTGCCAATACCAACTGCATTATTTACATATGGCAGTCCCCGCGTTGGAAATCGTACCTATATTAATGCGTTTAACAAATTAGTACAACATCATCGGTGGGTAAACGCTGGTGACATCGTGACAAAAGTGCCAATTTCCCCGTGGTATTACCACTGTGGAACTCGCCATCACATTAAAGTACCGAAGAAACACACTACACAAAAATCGTGGATGACAAAAATATACACAACTATACACGATGTACTCCTTAAAAAAATAAAAAACGATATTTCAGACCATTCATCAACGTTATATGTAGAAAGGTTATCTATGCAATTAGCTGACACAGTGTGACTAATAACAAATAGAGGTACCAACATGGACACGGAGAAGATTATGAAATGGTTTACACAGATTTTCAAAGACACCAACGACTATAACGAAAAAACCATTATCGGGTTTATGGCGTTTGCGGTCATGGTAGCCATTGCTGGTGTGGATGTAATAACCGGCATTCAAGGAAAACATTTAGAAATTAAAGAATATATTTACAATTCATTTTTAATGTTAACAATTGGGTCGTTTGGCATTGCAGGGTTAGAAAAGTTTTCCCCTGTTGCTAAAATTAAAGCAGAACGTGAATCAACTGAGAATACAGATGTATGAATATGCAATTAAAAAATTATTAAAGGTTGTTGATGGTGATACGATTAAAGTAGAAATTGATCTGGGATTTGATTTGTGCGTTACTACAACTATTCGATTGGCGGGGATAGATACCCCAGAAAGTCGCACCAAAGATTTAAAAGAAAAGCAACTAGGATTAGATGCAAAAAAGTGGCTGGAAACTACGTTAACTAATGCACCTCTTATTCGTATAAAAACCGAAAAAGATGCTGACGAAAAATATGGTAGATTATTAGGAACGTTATATCTATCGAAGGATGTAAAAAGTATAAATGAATTAATGGTTGAAAATGGTTATGCGTGGAAATACGACGGTGGAACAAAACAAAAAAATCTACAAGAGCTATTAGATATTCGTAATAGTAAAGGGGTATTCGATAATATTAAACCAACAAGGTAAGTTATGCAAGACTTACCAAAAGAAGAACTGTACAGTAGACTTGCGGCTATTAATAAAAGCAATGCCATCATTTATTTTGACCTCAAGGGAATCATTTTAGGTGTAAATGATATTTTCTTAAAAGCAATGGGGTACGGGGTAGACGAATATGAGCTACTAATTGGCAAACATCATAGTATATTTGTGTGCGAGGATTATGCCAAATCAGAAGAATATGAAAAGTTTTGGGCTATATTAAAAAGTGGTAAACATTATCAAGGAGAATTTGAAAGAAAAAAACGAGATGGCTCACTAATTTATCTTCAAGCCACGTACAATCCTATTTTTGATGAAAGTGGTAATATTACTAAATTTATGAAAGTTGCCACAGACATAACTTCAACTGTGAAATATAAACAACAACTCACAGCAATTCACAGAAGTAGTGCTATTATCACGTTTAATATTGACGGATTCATACTGGATGTAAATTCTATATTTTTAGAAACTATGGGATATAAACATAATGAAAAAAGTGCAGTTATTGGAAAACATCATAGTATTTTCGTAACATATGAGTATTCAAAATCCGATGAATATAGTAAATTTTGGGACACCTTGCAGCGTGGTAAGTTTCTTGACGGAGTATTTGAAAGAAAAAAGGTGGACGGTTCCCCTATATATTTACAAGCATCATATAATCCGGTATATGACAACAAAAACAATGTGGTACAAGTAATTAAAGTTGCCACAGATGTTACGGAGGTAGTCAACAGTAAAACAAAGATAGATGAACTTTCTAAAAATTTACAGATAGAATTGAATAATTCCAAGTTGCTTAAAGATTCCATAGAAATAGAAAAAAATGCTGCATTATCTGATTTGGATTTTATGATAAAGAAAAGTCAAAGTGAGTTGATAAAAGTAATTGTTAAGTGTGCATTGGCTGTCATAATGGGTGTAGGGGTTATTACTACTGCGTTATACTGGGCGGCAATGATGACAGGTAAGGACACACAGGTTATTGGTTCTACATGGAGTAATACTTTTAGCGTATTACTTACGAATGCGTTTTCCATAGTTGGTACCATCATGGGTATCAAATATGCCACGCAAGACAACGAAAACCAAAAAAAATAACAAGGAGAAAATTATGCCAGTTACAAAAGAACAAGTGGAAAAAGCAGTAAAAGCAAAAAGTTATGCATGGTTTGAAGGGGACAATTTAGATTTAAATATCGTGGGTATTAGAAACTCTGCAACGGGAAAGAAGGTCACGAACGTGTTTGATGATACGATGACGCTATCCTATAAAGAGAATGGCGTCTGGAAGTTTCATGAATGGGCGTGTACGACTGATCCGGGTACTAAGGGCGTGAAAGAATTCCATAATCCTAATGGCGTTGCCCGATTAGTTCCTGCTCAATATCGGGGGTCGCATGCAATTGGATTACACCAAGGCAAGTATGAAGCATTAAAACAAGCAAAACCGGTTACCGTATGGCGTGATAAAAATAAAGATATGACATTTGATGAAACCACAAAAGATACAGGAATTTTTGGTATTAATATTCATCGGTCTAACCCAACCACTGAATCAGAGTTCGTTGAAAACTGGTCAGAAGGATGCTGCGTATTTAAAAGAGTTAAAGATTTTAATGTGTTTATGGATATTTGTAAAAAAGCAAGTGTCATTCATGGAAATTCATTTACTTTAACTTTATTAGAAAGTAAAGATATAACATAATTAAATAGGCCCCTTGACAAACAGCCTCTTGGAGTGTACATTTAATACATGACTCCAAGAGGTTTTGTTGTCAAGTTTAATTTGTTGGAAGTGTGGCTGAGAGGCTTAAGGCTGGCGATTACTAATCGCTTGTAGGGAAACCTACCGTGGGTTCGAATCCTACCGCTTCCGTTTTTACCCCTGTGGCGCAACTGGAAGCGCAAGAGATTTCTACTCTCTCGGTTACAGGTTCGAATCCTGTCAGGGGTATAATTAATTAAAATAAATAAAGAACATACTTATTAAATAGTTATTAAAACTAGGGGGTTGACAAACGACCACCACTAGTGTATATTACAAGAGTAGTGAAGAACGACACGTTATTTGACAACTGATGGTTTTACTTCCCGAGTTTCCCTTATAAACTCCGACGATTGGTTCACGAAACGAACCACTTTGCCGCGTCCGTCTATCGGCTTGGACCTTTGGCTTTCATCCAAATGATGAGGGGTTCGATTCCCCTACGCGGTATCCCGTCCGTTTTTATATGGAGTAGACGTTAAACTAAAACATATACGGTTTCATGGTTTACGCATTTAATCATGAGTGGTCGCACCAGCTCAGTGGTGGAAAAGGTTCGGGAAAAGTATTGACTAGCTATCAATATTCGGGGAACCTACAAGATACCGTGGGAAGTATCTAACAATCCCCGTCCCACAT